TATGGCTTTAATGGCTAAGGCATTTACTGTAGTAGAAAAAATGCTTATTCCTTCTGACAGTATGGATGAAGATCATGGCACGCAAATCAACCACGATATGAACGATGATATTTCTATGGATTACACAGAGCCTGAGCATATGGTTCAGAACGAAGGCATACAAGATTATAATCATACTTTTGAAGAAGACATTATGGATTTATTAGATGATGGTGTAAGCAAACCTGAAATATTAACTCACTTTAAAGATATTTTAAAAAATGCTAATCCTCGTATGGAGGAATCTATAGAAAACGAAGATGTAGATCCATTCGGTTCTATAAAAACTGGTATCGATCAAATTACTCAAGGAGATGACGGCGATATGGATATGAGCGACGACGATAGATTCGATCAATTGGGTGGAGATAAAATAAAAGCAGGTATCGAAGGTTTAATGGGTGATGGATTCGACTACAGAGAAATTTTGCAATTCGTTAAAGATACAATTGCTTCTAAGAGAAATTACTAATATCAAAAAATGTAAGTTATGCAAGTTTTGATAGTGGAAGAGGTGGACGAACAAGCAATAGAATGCGACGAAATAAAACTAGTAGCATTCAGACCTAAAATGAGAGCACTCTGTTTCGAAGAGGCCGCTCAGTTCGAAGAGGCAGAACTTAAGTTAAAAGAACTCGGTGTTACATACGAATTATTATAAGAGTAGGGGCCCCAGCCCCTATTTCTATGTTACTAGGAACTTAAACGAATAGATTTGATAGATTTTTCGTATATTTGATTACAATAAAAGTTATGAGATTACAGACATCACCTTACCTCACTAGACAGGAAGAGTACAGAGACGACCCTTGGAAAATGCTAATGGTCTGTTTCATGCTAAATCAAACACATCACAGACAAGTGGACGAAGTTAGAGAACACTTCTTTAACAAATGCAACACAGCAGAACGTTTAATCGACTGCCCTGACGCAGAGGTCATAGCGATAATCAAGCCTTTAGGTTTTTATAACAAACGAGTAAAAGCTTGGAAGGAGTTCTCCTATCAGTGGTTGGACTTAGTAAAAGAATACGGCAATCCTATTTATATTCCTGTTCATAAATTAATTGGACTTAAAGGAGTTGGTAAGTACGCAATAGATTCATGGAGAATATTCCAATGTTTCGATTACGAAGTAGAACCAGAAGATCACGTACTAAACTTCTACGTTGAGTGGGCAAGAGTAGAAAAAGAAAGAGTACTAAGAGAGCAAGCCACACCTAAGCCTATGACAGTTTATTACGCACACTACACTAATTCGAGAGAGGAACAACCTAATTGGAATAATTTAAAAGATTATGTTTGCTGTGTTATGGCAAGAACTCAAGGTGAAGCTATAGAGAAAACTAAACGCATTGCATTAAAACGTGAAGGCGCAGTGCATCTTAAAATTGCAGGTATCGGATTTGGTAGAGAGGAGTGGGTAGACGAAGAGCATTGGTTGGATACTGACGAATCTTATTACAGCGTACACGTAGACGCAATGCAAAAAAGAATGGAAGCAAGAAGACAATTAGAAAACAAATAAAAAATAAACATATGAAAACTTTGATCAACACAGATTCAAATGGCGCAACTAAAAACGTAAAAGACATTATCTTTTGGGGTAATGGAGACACTTTTAAATTAATAAGCAAAGCATCTTCAATAGAAGAGGGTTGGATGAAATCAACCAAAGCAATGGAAATTGCAGGAGTTGGTTGTGTAGTCCAAGTAACAACTCAACAAGGCGACAATATTGCAGAAGCACTAACGTTTGTTCCTAATACTGAAATAGAAGAAACAATGCACGAGGTTGATGGATTAGTTTCAAGAAGATTAGTAAAATGTCTATAAATTAAAATATGATTACAGCAAACCCAAAGTGGATTACAACCACGCCGTATTACGAAGAATTTTTACGCTATTACCAAATGGCTAAAACACAACAAGAAGAGTGTAACTTAGGAATTATAAAACATGCAGATAGCTCTGTGCCCGATGACTTAATGAAACACGTTGAACTATACGACGTGGTTGAAAGAAAGTACGCAGGATTCTCACAGATAGTTAACGATGTTTTTTATGGTTTTTCCGAAGATCACCCTTACTGGAATAAAATGACTCAAGGTCATATGACAAAACAGAGAGAAACCGTTTCTAAAAATTGGACAGGCAAGCGCAGCGTGTTTGGTTTAAAGGAGTGGATCTATTTGTTCTTGTTTCACAGATTAACAGGTTCTGGTATTAACTACTCGATGAAGCCTTCAGGCTATCACAACACGCTCTTGTTCGAGATGCATCAAGCTGACAATATACCTCAGCTGATAGACATCATAAAAGGAGCCACTAAACCATTCTACACATCGGTAGGCTATCAGTTCCCAAGTTTTCCTAAACCTCAAGGCAATTACAAACGTGGAGGAGATTATTTCCTTTGCGAATTCGTTCCTCAACTTGCAGAAGACGTAGCTAACTTCTTAGAGCAGGGCGAGAAAAAAGACTTGAGAGAAGTAGGAGACTTTATGTTTAAGTGGAACACAGACAGAGGCCTTAGAGCTTTCAGATTTCAGTACGCTGCATTTATTGCTGACATAGCTGATTGGTTCCCTGAATTCGTTAACCGCGAAAGTCCATTTTATTACGGTACGAACGCAAAGGAATGCGTTAGCTATTTAGCAAAGAAATCTACTAAAATGCAAGAAGAAGTATTTTTGGATTCAGTAATGATGAAGATATACGACGACACTGGCAGTTATCCGTACAACGCAGAGGACGTAACGTGTGACTCAATTCGATGGATTGAGAACTACGTAAAACCCGGAGCAGACTACGATCACTTAGATTTCGATCATGTATGGAACAGCAGCAGTATTATAGACCATCCATACGGTCGACAGAAAGCAATGTTAGATCTTGGTCTTGTCCCAAGTTTTAACGGTATTACAGAACACCCTTCCGATGACAAGGTACTTAAATCACTTCTTATAACAGAAGAGCAATACAAGGACAGGGTACAACAACATTATAACAAATAATGGCTTACACAACAAACAAATCTGCAAAGCAGACAAAAAACATCCACATCCAAGGATTAACAGGAGAAAAAATATTTAACAACGTTATGCAAGATATGGGCTACAAAGTCCATATCAATCCAGATCCATACGGATACAACGATCACTTAGTATTTTTTGATAGACAAACTCCAACCATTACTCAATTAAAAACGATTTCTCCTTATCATCAACACAATTGTTGGGCATTAGATGCCGATTCAGGTAAACAAGTAGAACACGCTTTAAAGTGCGAGAAACTTTATATCTTAAGTATTCCTATGGTATGGGAAAACGAATACGATGGTTGGTTACTAGAAGTGGATCTTAACATTCTAAAGACAGAACCAAATTCAATTAGACCTTTACCGAACAGCACTCAGAATTCTTTGATTATTCCAAGATCTGAACGCTACGTTAGAAAGATATACAAATTGAATAAAACAGAAGAAGACATCATTTTAAAGTATGCAGTATCAGATTATGCAAAGAAGACTTCTACTTATGTTAAGAAAAAACCTACAAAAAAAATAGCAAAATAATGAGTGAAATTTTATTTCCAAACACTTGCGAAGTAGAATTTAAAGGCAAAAAACCAAAGGACTCTTGGATGCGAGATTGGTCGTTAGATCAGCGTATCGAAAAGTTCTTTGAGTTCTGCCAAAAATTCGATAACAGAAAAGACTCTCTATTAAAATCAGAGTATCAAATCTTTTCTCATCGCTTGCATTGGCACGAGCATCCTTACTGTTACTACATGAGGGACAATGTTACAGACAACGAACTGCGAATGTTTTATACTTTAGTGTTTAGTTTTAGTAACGAACATTGGGGCACATTCATGAAATTGGCAGAAGAAGGCATTGATGCAACTAAACAACATTTCGTTAATAACCGCCACGCTAGAAACGATCTATTTCAAATCTATTATCCAAAAGGTACAGACGTTAAGAGTTGGTTATTAAACGGACCTAGAATTGCTGGTAAAGTGTTAGCCTATCTTTTACAAGACGTTGAAGAAGGCCGACGTGGAAAGTACACAATGATGGAGTTCGCTAAGAAGTTGGAGACTTACTTTAAAGAGTATCAAAACTTTAGAAGTCCTTTGTATCCATGTAAGAACACTGCAAGATACATCGCAATGAGTTATCCACACTTGGTAGATCCCGAGTCTATCTTATTCGGTGGTACTGGTCACTTCGATGGATTGCACCAGATATTCGGTGGTCAGAACCTAAACGGTAAAGTTAAGTACACTATTAACGAAGCCGGAGCATTCACACCTGAGAATAAACCGGCAGAGCAATGGTTGTATCAGATGGATCTGCTAGTGAATCACCCGTTAAACCCAATGACTGAACAGAAGTATCTGAACATTGAAGACAAGACCTGTTTCTTTTGGAAGCACATCGCAATCTCTCATGGTGAAAAGAAACCGACCAAAAATATTCCTTACACTTGGATATTTCCAGACACATTCAGTCTGGCTCTAACAGATCAAGAGGAGTTTATGAATGGAATTGAACACAGAGGTTTAATGTATTAGGACCATACAGTTAGTAAATAAGAAAGGGAGCTCATTTGGGCTCCCTTTTATTTTCGCTTAATATCTTATCGTAATTGTTACTACTCTTCGGCCTCGAGCTCGGGTGTGATGGGATTGACGTCCCTGCGGTACCATTTGCCTGCTATATTCTCGTTATAGCTTTCCACCTCTAAAACTCTTAAGGTCATTTGATAATAGGTCTCCCAATAACTCATCTGTTTCTTTGTGGTGCATAGCCTTAATACTTCTCTAGTGAATATATCTTTACCAAAAAGTTTAATATCGTCTATGATCAACTTACTAGATCCGTAGTAGTCGGCCCAATTGCTCTCTTTGATCTCCTTTCTTTTCTTTGGGACGCGTCCTGGTTTTACCCACTCTGAAATCTCCTTCTTTGTTAGGGTCTTTGTTAAAACGTTTCTAAGGATTTTTTTACCGACGTAGAATTTGCCGGTCTTATTGTTTGTGACTTTGTAAACGAATCCAACCACGTTCTCTGGAAAATCAGAAAGCTGAGTAAGCGGTTTTACAAAATTAATGGGATCGTGATTACCATCGTACGTAAACCAATTTGACATAGACTGTTTTCTAATAAATATTTAACTATCCCAACGAATGACGAAGGTAATATCGGTATTAGAAGGAATCGGATACGGAGTCGATAATTTACCCACAACCAACAATTCTTCTTTGTCGTTGTATAAACCCACAGTTGTAGCGTAAGGGTGGAATTCCGAACCTGTGACTGCATTTATATAAGATCCGGTAGTACTGCTCTTAATTGCGCTTGGATTTAGAGTGTAATTGAAGTCGTTTTCATTTACGCGACACTTAACTTCTGTTTGGTACACTGTAGATTCCGCAGAGAATCCTAATCGAAATGGTAGGTATGAGGTAGGGTATGCCATATAGAATAAATATTAGTTCTCTCGTCTTTCCTCAGGTGTATAGAATTCTATTCTATTATGATTGATTGGACTCGCCAACAATATGGCTGGTTTTAAATTGCCTTTTTGAGTTTCTTGGAACATATAACTCATCCACGTTTGTTCGTAAGGTCTTGCCCATGTAGTATCTAAGAACATCTTTTGATTTCCCTTTTTGCCTGCTATGGTTGGCCAATTGCAGTAGTAGATATCGCCTGTTATATAACTAACTCCATCTACAACTTCTATAGAATCAAATTTTGTTCTTGGACAATTAGGGTCTAATCCATTAGTAGGTAATTTATCGTAGTTGGGCCAAAACTCTGATCTTACTGTTTGAGGTACGTTATACCAAGACACTTGAATGTTATTATCCATGTAAACTTCGGTATACGATAACTTTAAAAAATCTATATCAGATCCTTCTATAATTTTTAATGCGGTATCGTATAAGTTAGGAACATAGAATCTAAATCCATTTCTACAGTATCCGGTTTGATCTGGAGCATGTATTCCCATATCGTCTTCTAAGAATAGATAATAATCACTATCAGATTCTTGAAAGTGTTGAGCAGCTCTCATTCTACCGCCGTTTATACCAGTATTTTCGTTAGTGATAATGTGTTCGAAATTATATTTATCACATAACGCTTTATTAGCTATTCTCGCTTCTTCGTTAGTAGAGTTATCTATTAATATATTTCTAGTCTGAGTTAAAAACTTATCGTGTTTTAACCAAGTTTGTATTGTGTGTTCTACTTGTTTAGGGAAATTAAATGTCAACATATAGATTGACATCTTTAAATTAGAAGTATTAACCTTCTTTACGATAGGTGCAACTTTGCCCTCTGGTACCGGTTCTAATTGTATATTATCCTCTAATAAGTTCTGCGCAAATTTAACGATCAATCCATTAGAATCCAAAGAGTATCTTTTAAACGTATGAGGATCTTGATAAGCCATAATACTAAAGATGCTCTCTTCTGTACCCATGTATCCATCACGTAATGTATTATTTAGTAAGTGCCAATACATCGAGTTTCCAGATATGATGCTTTCTCTTGTTCCACCAAAAAGACCGCCTCTACAAACGTATTTAACAGTTTCTCCAGCATAACGATTAATTGCATTAAAATCAAATCCGTGTATTTCGTCGTTAGCTTCGTAAGGGTAACTTAAGAATAAGAATGGATCGAAGTGAGGAATAATCTTATCTAGTATCTTGTGTTCCGTAAAATATTTTTCGTAAACAGTATTAGTAATACCTGCATCCAACCACATGAAATATTCTGATTCGAATGGATCCCATACCGTAACGTTGTGTAACATTGAGAACTTGGACATTACTATTGGATTGTACCACTCTAAAACGGCTTGAGGAGAATTTTTCAACCAACCATTTTCTCCTGTCATATTGTACCAAGCTGGATCGTTACGTATCTGTTGAGTTTTATCCCAAAAAGAATCGTACATTTGTTTCATGTCTTCTAACTCCCATATTTTAACAACGGTGTTAGATTTATCTCTTTTTTCCCAAACCAAATGTTCGTGTTTTGCGGAGATATGAATGTACATATTGCAGTCTGTTTCCAATAATTTTTGAAAACACTCTATATAGTGTTCGAAAGATCTACCAGGTCTACCGATATCCCACAATCCTGTTACTACAGTTAATTTAGACTTTTTTAATTTTTGTGTTTCATCTTTTAGATAGCTTATTACTTTACAATCTTGATATTGATTTTCCAATTGTTGTTTTATATTTTCAAAATCTAATTTTCTAGAATCTAAAACGATATCTAATTTTTTATTTGATTGATTATCTTTAATGTAGATTCCGTAATCGTATCTAATACACAGTGGTCTAAATCCTTTGTACTTCTCTAAAAAACTTTCGTTAGTTAAATTAGGTTGTAGGTGTATTTCGTATTTGTTATCTTCATAAATGCCCTGTTCTGAATTGAATGGAATTCCTATTATTAGATCGTTACACTTTTCGTATATGCGTTCTATAAATTTAATGCCTTCTGATTCTTCTATGTGTTCTAGTATGTCTCCTACTATAATTAAATCGTAGTAATTAAAATCAAAAGTAGTTGCGTCTTGTACGAATAAGTTTTTGTATTTTTCTCTTAGCGCAAACTGATCTACGTATGGTTCGAATATTTCAACACCGTCCATCCCGTAAAAATGATTTCTAAAAAAATCGGCATAAGTACCGCATCCTGCACCGATGTCTAAAACTGTGCTTGTCTTATTAAACTTATTTTTTACAAAGTCTACTATTTCTTGTTTAAATATATTGGTAGAATGGGGCATTATTTTGTTTTTATTTTATAAAGTAGTAATCTTCTATTATCAACCTGTCCATTTCAGATTCGTTAAATATTTTAAAAGCGTCCTTTAAGGTAGAAAGTATTGGTTTTCTATTTACGTTAAAAGAAGTGTTCAATAAAACACCAACGCCTGTTTTTTCGTGCATCTTAGTAAGAACGTCGTATATCCAAGCGTTTTGTTCTCTTGTAACTGTTTGCACTCTCGCTGTACCATCTACGTGAGTAATGGACACTAATTTATCTTTCCACTCTTCTTTTACTTTTGGACAGAAACTCATGTGTCTTGATTCTCCTTCCCATTCAAAGTAAGTAGAAACGTCTTCTAATCTAACCATAGGTGAAAAAGGTCTATACCACTCTCTATGTTTTACTTTAGCGTTTAGAATGTCTTTCATTTCTGGAATTGTAGGATCACATATGATACTTCTATTTCCCAAGGCTCTTGGTCCATGTTCCGAATTTCCCCTAACTACACCCATGATAGATCCGTTTATTAAATCGTCTATAACTTCATCAATGTTAGTAATAGAGTCAGAAGGATAGTCTTCTGTATTTTCTTTTACTATTTTCTTGACTAGTTTAGCGCAACCTGTATTGAAGTATTCTGTAATTGCTCCGTAATCTAATATTGGAATTCCTTTATAGGTAATATCTACCGCTTGCTCTGGCTTTGTATGTGCTAACAATAAACCTAAAGCTAATCCACAATCGTTAGGATTCGGACCCACAAATACTTCTCTATTCAATTCTTGTTTTATTCTTGTGTTCAGTAATATATTCAATCCGCATCCTCCAGCTATACAAATTGGTAGATCTTTGTATTGTTCTAAATAAGGATTCGCTACTTCAAAGAAGCATTCTTCGAAAGCTCTTTGCGCTGTAGCCGCAATATCGTAAGCAGTTTGACCGGATAATCTATCGTGTTTATTAAATGTAACTCCGATTCTATCGCCGATCAATCTTTGAATTTCTGCTTCGTATTCTCCGCTTTGCGCATTCTCTTTATAGTAGTCCATAAAATAAGGAATCCAATCTTCGTGCACGTTACCATAAGAACACAATCCCATTATTTTTCCAGGGTAAACTAGGTTACCATCTACGATAGGCTCTTGATTTATGTCTGCGAAAAAATCTCCAAAGGTTGCATAAGGAAAACCTAAATCGTATTTAACATGATCGTTATTGTGTTTAGGATTAGAAACTGCTTCTAACAAAGTTACGCCCTCTTTTCTATTCGCTTTGTATATATTAAATTTACCATCATTTCCTCCACCATCAAAAGAAAATATCAATGCATCTTGAAAATCTGATTGGTAAAAAGCTCCTGCAGCATGACCTTCGTGGTGATTTATTAAAACTGTATTTTTGTGAGGTATCATGTGGTGTAAATTATATGCTTTACCGTGCATATTAACTGTCACAGAATTAACCATACAATTATCGAACTCTTCTATGTTGTAAGTTTTTAAAATCCACGAAACAACATTTTCCATTGTTAAGTGGATATCCTTTACAGTTTTGTATTGCGCTATTCCTCCATTTTTGTAATTTACAAATCTTTCCAATTCCAATACACAGAGAATTTCTCCGTCTTTTTCTATTGCGAAAGCCGAATTATGAGATCCGTAAAATCCTATATTAGTCATTTTTTTCGTGTATTTTTGCGTAGTAATCCAATATGAAACTAACCCATTCTACTGGATAAGTGGCTTGATCGTTAACATGTTCTCCCGTTCTATTTCTTAAAACGTGGCATCCGCTACTTTCGAATGGTAAAGTATTCTTTAAAGGAAAACTATTACATGGTCTACCAAAATGATTAACTAATCTAAAATCTGTTTCTTTGTCCCACGCTACGCACTTAATTTCGTATCCTTTTTTAGCAACGTAATAAGCCATAATAATATCGTCTGACCAGTGGAAGTTCATTAAAAAATCCTTATCTAAAAAGCTATCGTCAAAGAAAGATCTTTTATACGATACGGAATGCCAATGACCTGTAATGGCCAAATTCATGTCTTGTTTAACTGGAAAGTTGTCTCCTATGTGTAAGAATATGTGCTTCTTAATTCCATCCTCTTCCCACTCTCTTTTTTCATGGAGTCTATCTCCTCTAAAAGCTATAGCGCAATTAGGATACTCGTCTAATTTCTTTACGTGGTATTCTAACATGTCTTCGTGATACTCGTGGTCGTCATCGCACACAATCAATACATCGTCTGGTTCGTTTGTGTATAAAACACCTCCAACTATTTTTGTAACAGGACCATAATCTTCTCCTCTATTTAAAACCAATTTATCGTTTTCTTTTTGTAATTCTAATACCCACTCAGGAATTATAATTTCTTCGTTCTTTTCTTTGTACAATAAAGGTACATTATAAAGAACCTTATAATCTTTGTCTGTATTTTGATTTAATAAAGAAAGTAGGTTTAGTTTTGCGGATCTTTCAAATTCCATTCTATTAGGAACCGTTGTTAGTGATATATAAATCATCTTATAATAAATTTAAAAAGCTTAAGTCTAAATCGTCTTTTGATAAATTGTTTCTTCTATCCAAGTAACTGCACGGATATACTTTATTGTCCACCATTGTATAAGGTACTAAATCCTTATTAATAAAAGTAAATTCAATAACGTCAGGTATAGAATACGGTTTTATGTAATTGTTTGGAAGTACTTCTTCATACACAAAATTATTTGCGTAATTATTACCGTGTACATGACAAAGCAAGTAGTGTTCGTTTAATTTTGCCATAGATTGGAAAAATTCCTCTCTTCTAACTGGATTAGACAAATAATGGAATTCGAAGATTAATCCTGTAGTAATCTTGGCCATTTCTGCAATATCGGTATTTAAAATGAATTCGTACTCTGCTCCTTCGGCATCGCATTTGAATAACACCCTATCGCTAGCATTTCTTTCTTTGTAATGTTCTAAGAAGTTATTCATGTTTTCGGCCTTAACTCCTGACAAACCTTCTTTTGTATAAATTAAATTAGGTTTGTAATTATCTTCTATTGCGATATCATCTATAGTGTGATCGAAACAGTATGCCATTCTGCCTGTTGCATCTACGTAGGCTTTTTCAAAAGAGATATCGTTACCAACTCCGTAACTAAATAGAGCCGAACTTCTGCCTAAGGATTGTAGTGCTACTACGTAACCTCCATCCCAAAAATTGCCTATTCTAACTTTCTGTAAAATAGGATCGTAAAGCCTTAATAAATTTATCATTATATTTTGTTTAAGTAAAAATCAATCATTTCGTCCATCGTATCTTCAAAACTAAATTCTGGTATCCAACCAGTATCTCTTGTTAATTTGCTGTGATCGCCTTTAAAATGTTTAGTTTCTTGAGGTCTCACAAAGTTTGGGTCTAATTTAACATAATCTCTATAGTCCATTCCCAATCTTCTGAAAACATATTCGCAAAGGTCCTTTATACTATGAACCTTGCCAGTAGCACATACATAGTCGTCTGCTTTGTCTTGTTGTAAAATTAAATGCATTGACTTAACATAATCTTTAGCGTGACCCCAATCTCTATACGAATCTAGGGTGCCCAATTTTAAATCCGCTTGAAGTCCTTTGTGTATTTTAACTGCGGCCTTAACCACTTTAGTTGTAACAAAATTTTCTCCTCGTCTAGAAGATTCATGATTAAATAAAATACCATTACTGATATACATGTTGTAAGCCACTCTATAATTAACTCCAACATTAAAAGAAAATGCTTTGGCGCATGCGTAAGGATTCGCAGGTTTAAATGGAGTGGTTTCTCTCTGATAACCGTCTTCATCTATAGAACTTCCAAACATTTCAGAAGTACAAGCCTGATACACTTTACTATTTGTAGAATGATGCCTTATGGCTTCCAATAAATTTAGTGTGCCAATTGCGATAGTATTTGCTGTGTATATTGGATTCTCGTAACTAACCTTAACATCCGATTGAGACGCGAGATTATATACTTCGTCTGGTTTTGATTTGTCAACTATCTTTTGCATAGAATCTAAATCCGTAAGGTCCGCGTATTCTAAATTAACGTCTTTTATTATGTGACCAATTCTTGAATTAATCACTTCGTCTATTGAATGTCTACGTATAGATCCAAACACTTCGTATCCTTTAGAAAGAAGCAATTCTGCTAAAAATGACCCATCTTGACCCGTTATGCCGGTAATTAATGCTCTTTTTTTCATCTTATATTGCGTGTTCTACTCTTTCACACCAACCTCTTTGTTCGCTGTAAGCCCAATAAACAACTCTCTTTGGTTCTGTGTCGGTTAAGAAAAATTCTTCGTAATGTATTCTCTCGCCTTTGTTCATAAAGTTTTCTAGATCAAGTCCTGTTATGTACTTATTATTGATAGACTTTCCGTTTTCGTCGTCGAACGCAACAAGTATGTGTTTGTAATCTGTGCCCGGTAAATTATGTTTTTCTATATTAACTAAATAGTAGAATGACTTCATAAAAGATTGCTCCCATAACTCGTCGTCTTCTATCAATGGATTCGGTGGATACTTATTGTCCAAAGTGTATTTTTGAACAGCCTTTCTTTTGAAGTGAAAGCCTGCGTATTTCTCGTAGTCTTTTAAACTTCTTACCGTTCCTAAATCGTAACCAGTTAAATCTATGTTAGGATCCTCTTCAGTTCCCAATAAGACTCTGATCTTCTTTCTAGCATACTCTTGTTTGTTAAACCAATTCACTCCCAATTTAGAATCGTCGTCCCACTTCAACATACCTGCTCTTTCTTCTCTCATTGTAGAATGCCAAACAACTAATTTGTGTGGGTGGAATAAATCGTATCCATGAGTGTAAGATCTAACTGTTAAGTTTAATTCCTCTCCACTAAAGTAGATATCCGGATCGTGTCTAATTTCTTTGGCCCATTCAGCTCTTGCAAAACAAAAATGACCTGATAAAAATCTACTCATTGGCGGTTTGGTCATGTCTTGCCAACCAGTTAATAATCCTGGTCTAATGAATATGGTTCCATGAGGATAGAAGCAAGCAAAGGTCTGCTGCCATGGCTCCATTGTGCGTCCTTCTGGATCGTTAAACGGATTGTACAAAGGTAAATAAGCCCCTAAGATTGGTTTGTACCCATCAGCTTCTAATTCACTATGCATGTCTATTAGAGTTACGTCCCAATCCTTTTCAAATCTATGATGAGAATCTAACTGTAAAATATAATCTTGGTTGGTCAAAAGCGTTTCGTTGATTTGAGCTCTTGCCCACGGTAAACCTTTTGCTTCTTTGTAAGGAACATCCATTATATGAAATCTTGAATCTTTTCTAAACTCATCAAGATTGTCAAATTCGTCAGTCTCACAGAATTGTCTACAAATACCAAAGTGTATTCTCTTTGGATACTTTGCATTTTCTAGTGCGTTCTTAATAGTTGGTACCAATTCTGGGTCCCTATAAGCTGGCAAATGTACGAGTATGGTCTGTAACTTATTATTCATATGATATTTTTTGTTCTATTCTTTCCATCCAGCCTTTAGACTCTGAATGAGGCCAAACTCTCCAACATACTGGTCTTTCTACTGCTTCAAAATTTCTCCATATATGAATGAACTTATTATTAGCCTCAAGATTCATCATACTTTGAATTTCTCCCTTATTACAATCTTGTCGGTATACGTCTTCTCCGTTCTCATCCAAAAATGCAACAACAAAAGAATCGTAATCCGTTTCTGTTAAAGAGCCTTTATAAATGTCTATGCAATATTTTTGGCTAGAAGCAAGACCTGATTCGTAATCTGATTTTATTGGAGGAAGACTGTTTTTTAAAGTCTCTCTGTGTATTTGTCTTGTTGCGAATTTTAAACCTGCATATTTTTCAAAATCTGTTAAAGATCTAGCTGGTCCGAATCCATAAGGCGCTAATGCTTTTCTTTGACAAGGCGTGCAACCCGGATCCATACCAAATAGTTTTCTAAATCTTGCGTATGAGTCGTCGTCTTTTTGTTTCCAATCTTGACTGTCGTCCCAATGTCTTTTCTTTCCCTCTCTCGTGTATTCGTGCCATACAATCACTTTGTGTGGAGCAAATAAATCGTATCCATGAGTGTAAGCTCTAGCTGCTAAAGAACTCTCTTCTCCATGAAAGTATAAATTAGGATCGTAAGGCACTTCTTTTGCAAATTTTCCAATTGTAAAAATAAAGTGAGCGGATATGAATCTAGTTAAGAAGGGTTCTTTTAATTCTTGAAATTTATCTATGTGATGAGGTCTTAAGAATATTGCGCCTGCGGGCATAAATCTATCTATGTTCAAACCCCAAACTTCGTTAACCCTATTTTCAGGATCTTTTTCAGGGAAGTATCCGGGAATGTAAGCTGATAGTAAAGGCTTCTCATGACCTTTACACATAAGATAGTGCAATAGATCTTTTAATTGTACGTCCCAATCTTTTGTAAATCTGTGATGAGAATCTAATTGAAGGTAATAGTCTTCGTCAGTGTAAAGCTTTTGTATTTCGCTTCTTGCCCAACAAACGCCTTTGGACTCCTTATAGTCGATATCAATAATCTTAAATCGTGGGTCCTTTTTGTATTTCTTTAGAGTGTCCCATTTGTCTTCTTTTGAATGTTGCCACCCTATACAAATGACAAGGTCTTGAGGGTACTTTGCGTTCTCTAATAAATTTTCAAGTGTGGGAAGTAATTCGGGATCTCTATAAGAAGCGATCGAAACAAATATTTTGGCCATAACTTAATTTAAAACTTTTATTTTATATTTTTAAATTTATTTTTAAAGTGCTATTATTAGTTTATAGATACAATAGTTCCACCCATTTTTTCTAAACGCTTATTAGCTTCAACTTGGACTTGTTCAATTGCTTCTTGATAACTGTTGGTATAGGCCACATATGGGAATGTAACCTGTGTTACACCATCAGCTTTTAGATAAATAAATTCTATATTATACATTTTTCGTATTTTTTAATTATTCTGGTGCTGGTGGAGCAGTACATTGTGCTGCTGTAGGACAAGATACATAAGAAGTAGAATTCATTAGTATTGCAGGTGAACCAGATTGGAATATACTTCCAATTTTATAAGCAAATCCTGTACCAGAAGTTGGTCTATAATATCTTGTAGGATTTGGACTAAAGCCTGGTGTAAACGCGCCATATGCTTCAATCCCATTATCAACACAATCACCGTCAAGGCATCCATATTCATACATTATGAATATATCATAATTAACTGGTGTCGAAACAGATACGCTAGGACAAGGAGTGGTAGGTGGCGTCACAGAAGGCGTAAGAGATACTGGAGGAGTTGTGCCACAAGCTGCGTAACAGGTATCGTAAGGCGTTGTACTACACAATGTTCCACCTAATGATGGATCAACTGAATTTATAATTTTGTACGAATAATCTTGGAATCCGCTAGCTTGCAAGTAGAATTTTCCGACTACAGCAGAATAATTACTAGGGAACTTGGCGTAAGTGTCGAACTGTGATCCGTATTCGCATCCTAATCCACAATTATGAGCTTCAACATAGTAACTATTATATGTAGGAGTAACAGGCGGTGTCAAAGAAGGCGTAAGAGATACCGGAGGAGTCACACTAGGAGTTAAAGATACAGAAGGAACTCCCGAACAGTCATAAACTACATTATTAATATATCCATAGGCGTCTACAGTTACTGCGTATTTATCAAGACTTCTTTGAAATAAATAATATCCACTAGTAGTAGCGGGATTCCAGTAAGTGGTTAGGGTGTTATCCGTATATAATCGAGCTCCTACAGTAGGAACCGCTCCATAAGCTGGGGCTTGCCAAATAGTAGTTCCGGTAATAGTGCCCAAACAAGCGAGATACGTAGTAGCATAAGTAGATGTAGATCTCACAAAACTAAACGGCATCTGAGTTGGTGTAATACTAGGGGTTAATGTGATACTAGGAGTAATACTGATTGTAGGAGTAATCGATATAGTAGGAGTCATAGATGGAGTCCTAGATATAGAAGGCGTAATGGAAACTGAAGGAGTGACGCTAGGAGTCAAGGATATCGATGGTATAGTAGAACAATCTACAAAGTCTAAGATCTGGCCTAGAGCTCCAATTTTTACTGCCCATACTGTAGCGCCTCTTTGCATTTTGTGATAGTTAGTACCACCATCATAAGTAGTCGTTAAACCAGTATCCGTATAAACGTAGTGATTTAAAACTGGACTCGTATCTCCTGGCATCATGTATCTATTAACAGTAGGATTGCCATTAGCGCAAGCTAAGAAAGCAGTAGAGTACTGAGATAGATCGGTAAAGTAAGCTAAAGCTTGTTGTGTAGTCGTAATTGATGGAGTTACAGATAAACTAGGAGTTAACGATGGTGTTCTTGTTATACTAGGCGTTATTGTTATACTAGGAGTAATGCTAACAGTTGGCGTTACACTCGGAGTTAATGTTACGCTAGGCGTAATACTTGGAGTTATAGATACTGTAGGCGTAATACTGATAGTAGGACTCACTGTAATAGTAGGCGTTAAACTAGGCGTTCTTGTTATAGAAGGTGTTATTGATACCGTAGGAGTCATACTCGGAGTTAGCGTAATACTTGGAGTTATAGATACACTAGGCGTAATACTAATAGTTTGACTTACGCTAGGTGTTATTGTTACACTAGGCGTTACACTAACAGTAGCTGTTGTACTTGGAGTTAATGTAATGCTAGGCGTTATACTAACCGTAGGACTCACTGTAATAGTAGGAGTTAAACTTGGTGTTATAGACACTGTCGCAGTGATAGTAACAGTCGGAGTCATACTCGGAGTTAACGTTATCGAAGGAGTTACACTAGGAGTTCTAGTAATACTTGGAGTAAGAGTAACTGAAGGCGTTATAGAAACTGTAGGAGTTACACTAGGCGTTAATGTTACACTAGGTGTTAACGTTATGCTTGGCGTAATTGAAACCGTAGGCGTAGTGCTCGGAGTCAATGTAACGCTTGGAGTAAGAGTGAATGTAGGTGTAATTGAAATTGTAGGTGTAGTACTTGGAGTCAATGTAATACTTGGCGTTAGAGTAATACTTGGAGTAATTGAAACCGTAGGAGTTACACTAGGAGTTCTAGTAATACTCGGAGTTAGAGTTACACTAGGCGTAATTGAAACTGTAGGAGTTACACTGGGAGTTCTAGTAATACTCGGTGTTAATGTAACGCTTGGAGTAATTGAAACCGTAGGAGTTAATGATACACTAGGAGTTTTAGTAACGCTAGGAGTCAATGTCACACTAGGAGTTAAAGTTATGCTTGGAGTTAAAGTTATGCTTGGAGTAACTGTAACGCTAGGAGTGAGGCTATAACTAGGAACAACAAAATTGTATCTGACTCTATTGCCGCTTCCGTAAGGGTCTAAATTCTCTAATTCTACGTAGTAACTAAAATCGTCTACATAAACTTCCTTTCCAGCAATTAAAACATCTAACGGAACACTGGTAGCGGTCAAAGTGCCGGCGCCGGTGAACGAGGTATTGTATCGGATATTGAAGGGTCCGACAGAGTTACCATAGTCCGTTAATGTTATTAATATTTGCATCTATCTCTTTTTATAAATATTTTTATTCTTATACTGAACATACAGTTGAACAGTTTGTGCTATGGACGCTGATGTCTAATATAATTGCTACTCCGTAAGTACTGTATTCAGTTATCTTATATACAAATCCAGTATGACCAATATCAGAGTAGTAGTGAGTGCTAATGTATCCGGATCCTTGAGGAATAGCCACTAACACATCGGTATTGATTAAAGTACATCCAGGGAAATCACAACTATACTCGTTGGCTAAATAGAAGTCGTAAAGTGAAGGAAGACTAGGCGATATAGACACACTTACGGTAACACTAGGAGTAATCGATACAGTAGGCGTTTTACTTGGTGTAAGTGTTATGCTTGGCGTAATACTGAAAGTAGGCGTAATACTAGGTGTCAAAGATATCGATAAACCTGGTGTATTAGAAATACTAACTGTTGGTGTTATGGAAACAGTTGGAGTTAGCGTAACACTTGGAGTTTGCGTAATACTTGGAGTAACACTAGGAGTAATAGATAAACTAGGACTCACCGATATACTAGGGCTTGGTGGTATTACAGAAACGGAAAAAGTAAAGTGATTATCCGATAAAGCCGGGATATAGTTTGTATTGACTACAGTTACAATACCTTGAGCATACAAAATATTACCAACGTGTTCGTAATTATTGAATGCATCGACAATATTTCCGTTTCCGTCGTCTATAATTTTGTAAGTGCTATTATTTGTAGATTCCCAAGTAAAGGTTTTTCTAGCAATTTGCTCTCCAAAAGTTCTTGTAGGTATTGCAAAGAATCTTATTTCATCTCCACTTGCGGTAGGAAAATATCTAAGATCGTTATCGTAACTTCCTGATGCAGCTGTAGATTGGAGACTTGGATTGTATCCACTTCCTGTTCCTAATAAAGAAGATGAAATGTATTCTTTGTAGTAAAGCTGTTGTATAGTTTTATACTTAAGCGCATACTGAACGTTTGGGCTTAGTACAGAACCAGATAAAACAGTGGGTACATTTACCCCTTTATTTTGAGTAATTCCATAAGAAGCCAGAGATGAACTGGCGAAAGATGAAGAATACTTTAATTTTATTGGGGTAGTTGTTATATCTGAAAACCGTATGGTATTCTTTGCGATACTCATTTACTACCAGTCTAATTTTACTCTAACTAATGCTTCTTTGGTGAAATCTTTAACTAAAGGTTTTGATAACTTTGCAACGGCTAAAAGCTCGTTGTTATTGTTATACATGCCCACAGTTGTCATATATGTTTGAGGACTATTGATAAAGTTAGAATAAACTAAATTACCAGATCCAGATATAAATGAAGGATTAGAAGTGTAATTATACTCACCATTTTTAATTCTTACAAACACATAATCAGAAGATATTGTTTCTTGAGAATTTAATGTAAATCCAACGCTTGAAGCGCCGCTGCCACTAATTAAACTAAACATCTTAGCGTTATTCAAACCATTTACTGTGGTAAGAGTTGACCATGTTACATTTAAACCTCCGCTTGCTACTGGTGCTCCTAATGCTTTTGGATTCAAGATAATCAATCCAACGTCTGGTAAAAATAAACCGTAAGAACCGGAGTTAGTGTAACCTTTGGTTGGATTTCCTTGAGGAGTAACCGTTAAACTTGCTGCAGTGCCATTAGAACCAGAAATAATATCAAAAGCTCTTCCACAATCTAGGTAAGTAACCGTAGATACGTCGTTAGAGTTATCAGTCAATCTTAAAGAATCACTACCATTTTTTAGAATTAAATTAAAAGTACCTGGAAATAAATTTCCCTTGTATCTATTTCTATCTATAGGAATTGCAATAAGATCTAAAGAAGAGGTATTGCCAGTTCCAAAGTTTACAGCAGACTCAGCGTCTCCGTAAATAAGATTTCTATATTGACCGTAAGTGATTCTACTAGGCGTATTCTGAGGTACCAAACTATTTAAAGGCACTGAACCAGTTCCGTCGATGTGACCGTAAGCAATAGAGAATTGTACTGCTGCTGCGCTATCAGTAGAGGCGGTTTGATATACGTCTACGTAATAACTACCAGTCGCATTACCTGAAAGAGTATAAAATGATGTTAATGTTGGTGCGTTTGTACTCCAAGCTGGTGCAGTAACTGAATCTGAGGATACTACGAAATCGGTTGGATCAAGCTTTGTGAAAGACATATACTAAGTATTATTGATTTGTTTTAATGATTGTTACAGGTACACTAATTCTAGCTCCAGAGTCTCTACCTACAACGATTAATGTTGTTTGAAGAGTGCTGTTTGTACCGAATAAAGTATTTACTGTTGTAGCGGTCAAGTTAATTGTGGTACCAATAACTGTCTTACTTACGTTAGTTCCAATGGTTGTTGTAGCGTTCAAAGAAGTAACCTCAGGCGTGTTTATACCAACTCCTGTAACATTACTCATTGTTCTTACATCTCCTATAGTTACAACGTAGCCTGATTGCTCATATGTGCTTGTAGCGCCCAAATAGTTCAATGTTTGAGGTGTAATTGACAAAGAAGCTCCTTGACGTAAGCTAATATTATTGTATCCAATATCCAATACTGGAAGTTTTGCTGTACCTCTTGGTAAAGTGATCAACTTATATTTCATGATTTCAGTATCGTCAGGGAAGGCCTGTAATACTGGCATCGCTTCTATGGCTTCTCCGTAGAAAGCAGATCCTGAAGGATGGTTTGGATTATACAAAGTGTAATCTATCTCGTCGTCTGACAAAGAAAATTGTGTAATTTGAAAAGAGCCGTCGTTTCTGGCCAATAATTCTCTACCTTTTTTGGTTAGAATTGCGTCTACTACGACTGAAGTGCTACTTAAATAAGACATATAAATGGGCTTTAAAAATAAATATTGCTAAATTAGGTTTTGTTGTTTTAATGATTTTACCACGTTACCAGAATTATCTCTGACAATGGGGTCTATATATTGGGGGAATATCAAACCATCGTCAGTAATGTTCGAAGATCCTGAAAATGCTAATATTAGGTTAGTTTCATCAGGAGATCTTCTTAGTGCTATGTACTTAGAAATATAACCAGGTATAGCGTATGTGTCGGTGTCTTTTGCATTTAATTCTCTATCTAGAGTAAAATACCAAAAAGTAACACTAGAACTAACTTCAGAATATATATTGTTTACTCTATATTCAGATTGATTAAAATTTCCCCAGGCGCTAGCTGAATTATACAATCTTACTAAATCCATTTGATCTAACGAAAAATTAGATATTGGTGTCTCTAATCCAGCAGCAGTGTTTAACTCTATAAATTGATTGTAATACAAAGATTGAGTGGCTGATAATCTTATTGTTCTATCGTCAACTGCATACCACCTGCTATCAGAATCGGTAACAGAAGTATAATATGCGCTACTAGATATCGATGCTCCAGTATTATCATAAAAATATTCTTGAGATATAGATACAGTGAGAGTATCGCCCATTACCCAGTTATAAGGAGATGTGGGGATATTTACAGTGTAATAATACGGAGAAGATTGAGCTGCAGCTATTTGTTCTGTATGACTAAATGTATCGTAAGGCGCTAACCAAGGTCTAGCCGTATTTGTTACTAACACATTTACCCAAGTGTCTTGTGCGGCATTAGGAGTCACTTTTGCGCTAGCTGTAAAATTAAGTAATAGGATACCAGGAGGCGCACTCATTACAACAGTTACGGATCCCCAATAGCCTTGATCAGTTGGGGCTAAATACGTGTAAGACGGAGTGGAGGTAGTGGTAGTTACTTCTATAGGTGTATTTAAAGAGTATACTTTATTATTGTTAGATCCATCTGTACTATGCAGAATTGGGCTATACCTAAATCCTCCTTCGTATATATTAACGTTTTGATTGTTAGTAAGATACTGCGCCATGTTATTATTGGGATCGTAGTTGAAAAGCGATATATTCACGGGTTCTCCTGACATAAACACATTTTGCGTAGTGAATACGTTTGCATTTGCCTTGGTTAAATCCAATACATTTTGATTGTTATCTAACATGTACTTTATCTGAGCATTTACTCTGCCAGGTAATTGAAAGGACGAAGAATACATGTCCACCAAGTAACCGTATTGATATTTTATTTTATCGATAGCCGCCGTACTACCGTAAGAGCTGTCTCCTATTGTATAATCGTTGTAAGTTGCACTAATTGTTTTTGATCCATAATATCTAGGAATTGTAAAACTTTGTAATGCGTAGTTTGAATCTTGTAGCTCTGCGTAAGGAATATTAGGATTAGTATATGCGGCATTGTTATCGTAACCTGGAACTTGGCTTGCCGATATGGACTGAGTTACTATTCCGTAATTTATAGGCGTAGATTGATTAGAGGTGTAATCTAAATCGAAATATTTTTTAGATCTAACTGATCCTGTAACGTTTTGATATGTGGCTCCCAAAGATTGAGTTACAAACCCCGAAGCAGTAACTGTAAAATTTTGAGAAACTTCGTATTGTTTAGCAAAAGTAGTTAGTGTAGTCGCTGTAATAACAGATCCGCTAAATTCGCCAGTGTATTTTTCTACTCCTTGAGAAGATGTGTAAGGCGCGTAGCCAATTAGAGTTAGTAATGGCGATTCCCAAGCAGTAGATCCTGATATGCTATTTGCAGCAGACCCAGTTATTGTTAGTAGTTCTATAGACTGACTTAGGTTATTGTCAAAGCTTGAACTAGGCTCGTGTCTAGCGTATTTGTTTCTTTCTAGAATGTGTGACTTAATAACGATACCAGTAGAAACATTAGATCTTGCAGGAACAAAATCCCTTATCATTTTAAATACGCTATTATTGTAGTACTTAATTAATCTAATGTATTCCCAAACGCTGTGAGAACCTGTAGTGAATTGAAATGTAGACTGTCTTAAAGTGTCTAATGCCCCGTAAGAACTGGATTGTGCGTATCCAGGATCTCCAATATATTGATCTATGTTAAAATAACCCAAAGAGGAAGTAACAAAAGCATTGATAGAGTTTGCAGGACTGAATCCAACTTCTACATCAGGTATATTAATTCTATTATTAGTGCTATAGTATTGTATTGTGGTTTCTGGAGATAGTAAAGAACTTGATAAAGACGCACTAAAGCTTCCAGTTATGATGGATACTTTTTCGTTGTTTATACTAAAAACTCCATCTTTACTTGCAATAGGATATCCACCAAATTCATTTACGGTAAGAATATTATCTGGAATACCGAAAGTACTTAACAATGCTTTTATGCCTCTTTGTGTTCCTCTTGTCTTAAGTAAGTAAGGTAAGTTGTGATATATTCTTTTGTAAATTTCTTTCTGAATAGTATCTGCTGCCAAAGTTTGTAAACTACTAGTTACATTTACATAATTTGTAATTACTTCAGACCCTGTAGGAGGCAGTAAAGTTCCATCTTGATTGATACCAAATAAACTATAGTAAACGTTATCAGATACGTTTGTGTTGGTGTATAATTGAATGCCCAATCCTTTCAAAGCATCGGCAACAAGATCCAAAGACACGCCAGTCTCAGGATTATTGGTAGCGTTAAATCTATTAGATACATCCTTATAATAGATCCAGATGTTATCAAAGTGTTGACCAATCATATCCAAGAAAGTCAGATATGGTTGATTGTTATCGTCGTCCAATAGATACTGAGGAGCAGTATTTCTTAATAGATCCTTATTAGTGTAATCGTAAAAAGAAGCTGAGTAAAGTAAAGAAGAAGTAGTTGGAGTAGGTACAGTGTCTACGGCGCCTAACCAATTGCTAGCTTGAGAAGAGGATACAGAGTAGAGTACGTAAGGCTTTGTATTTGTTCTTTTTGGCCAAGTATAACTTCCTGAACTAAAGTACAAATAGTATTCGTAAGGATCAAATTTCTCTACTAAATTAGTGATAGAGCTTTGTAGAGATCCTATAGAAGATGAGGCTAATTGATTGTTTACAGATCCACTAACCGCGAATAAAGAGCTAGAATATATTTGAGCATTATAGCTCTCTATCAATCTTAATTTGTAAACGAAATTGTTTAATCTCTCTTCGGCAGAACTAAAGTGAATAAAGTTTTCAAAGTTCGTATAGTCTACGTTGATGGCTACAGACTTATCTTGATAGTAGCTCATCAATTGTTGGAAAGAAGAACTTACATTACTAGTCAATAAACTGTTGTAGGTATAATAAGGCGTAGTTTGACCTACTTTTTGTTCTACTCTAACTTTAAAATTTGGACCTCTTAAATTGTTTTGAGAAGCAGGTTCCTCTGATTCTATTTGAATGTCTACGTTAAAACTTACTGACTCTGCTACTTTATTAGATATCCATAATTGCGTCTTAACATCGTAATCTATAGGAAGAGGTTCATATAGTTTGATTAAAAGGTAAGATCCTTCATTATCGGTTGTGTACGCTACGTTTGTTGCAATGATCAATTCATTGTTTCCAAAGTTAAGATAGAAATCAGCGTAGTAATTTTTGCTAGCAACGTAAGATTGATACGCACTAAATCCGCTCAAGATACCGCTATCGCTTATGGTTTGAGATGCTAATTTAATCTCGGTTCTAGAGTTAGAAATTTCTTTGATCCAATAAAACTTTCCGTATTGAGAATTAAATAGATTGGTTAAAAAGCTGTATTGAATATTTAAAGCACCTCTATTATACCCAGATCTTTGTAAATCATTTTTAGGATCTAAAGAGATACTAGAATATAAATTGGTCTGAGAATCCGCAGTTAAATTAGGATAATAATCTAAAGCGTTATAGTTGGACTGTAATAACTGACCAGTAATATCGTAAATAAACGATTCTATGTAATCGTTAGTATTACCGAATTGAGCATTTATAAAATTAGACGTAAGTAATTGTACGTCTTGATTCAAATAGGTTTGCTCTTGTACTCCAGGCCCAGTGTATGTTATATTAACTAATTCCATTATACTATATTGCTTATATTAAGGTACGTTTGACTTAAATCCAAAATTTGTTGTCTTAAAGAATTAATCTCTTCTATCAGTGCTTGCTTCTCAGCGTCTATTACAGATCCTCCAATATATTGTTGGCTTCTTTGAACTAGATACGTGTGAGAATTTATAGATCCTGATACGGGGATGTCGAAGAATAGTTGATCGTAGTAACTAAAAAAATCGCTAACGGTTACAACACTTGCAGTTACCGCGAGAGTGGGAGATATTAATTCCGTAAAATTAGTATCTATAGCCTTATTGTAAGTGTTTATTCCGTAAACTTGTTTTATTAAATCAACGTTTGCCATTATCTTGTTATTTTGAAGATAGAGTTATTGTCTATTTCTATTGACTCTCCGTCAGGTAATACTGTTTTCAACAATAATTTATAATATCTTTCTGGTTCTAGTCCATTCATGTATACATCGAAATAACTGCTTGTACCATCGCAACTTACTTTAGTATAGTTGTTGTCAAAATCTACAACGATGTCTTCAGCCTTAACATCCTGAATTGCCCAATAAGATTGTTGAGGTAAAGCTTTATTGGTAAGGTACACAGAAGAGGTTGTGAAAGTTCTTGCTGGATAGGTATCTCTAGCGTTCACTCTAAATCTATATTTTCCCGTATTGGCTTTAAAGCTTCCTACGTTATTATCAAGAGAGGCGATAAATTGATTATTAGATATAACGCTCAAGCTTCCCGTGGTATAAGCACTATCGTCCCATTTCATTTCTAATGTAGGAGGATATATGGTATGAGTATCTACAGAGAAAAAATTCAATACTATATAACTACCAGAATCATTTTCTATTGCGGTTGGATGCTTAACAATAAATCCGTTATTATAAATAGATCCACTAAACCAACTATTTACTAGACTCGTTACATTTGCGTTTATGTCTTTGCTATCCTTATAAGAAAATGATTGAGTTGCATAAGAGCCTGTAAAGTTGCCGCCGCCTGGGGTTAGATAGTAAGAGCTATCTATCCATAGATTTGTAGTTCCAGTAAAACTAGTTGGACTTTCCCAAGAGGCCCCGTTAACCGTTACAGGATAGTCTGAAAATTTACCTGTGCCCATTTCCCAAGAAGAAGAGACTTGTCTAATTTCAAGACTATACGTAGTTGTTAAATTTTCAGCGTTAGCTAAATATAGTTTTAATCCTGCGCTCCAAGATCCAGTAGTAAAAGATTTTATTGTTTGGATATCAGCATCCGTAAAAGATATTAAAGATCTTCTTAAATCGTCGTTTAATATCGGAGTATTCGGTTGGGGTTCGTATAGGTTTACTGCTACGTTAATTCCATTTTTTACGGAAACCTCTAATATCTCGTCCAATCCAGTGTTTTGAGTTGGAAATCTAGAGTATAGAGAGGTGTCAGCTGTAGGAAATATTTTATATACTGCCATTGTTGTTTAGTTTAAAAAGATACTACGCGACCTTGAATGTCCGAAGTTGGGTATTTTACTTCGAATACAGAAGGATCTAGTGAAGGATATATTACGTTGTTTAATGAGCCGGCTGAAATATCATAACCGTATTGAGAATAACCATTGTTAACTCCAGACTTATTTACAATTTCTACTTTTTTAACAGTTTGAACTCCACTAACTTGATCTAGTATACTGTATACTTCTGATAAAATAATGGGTTGATTCACCTGCCAATTGTCAATGTTGAAGTAATCTTGTAATGACAATAAACATCTTGCAATAACGTCTTGACCATTAAAATTAGGTCTAATAATAACATCGAAATTACATCCAATATTAATTATATAAGCGCTCTTAATATTAACAGCGTCTGTCAACATTCTGTATTCGCTCAACCAATTCTGTACGTTTTGCATTAAAGCTGCGGATGGAACTGCTAAGTTATTGTTGCTATCAAGACCCAAAATATACATGCTGATTAGCATAGAGTCTCTTTCTGCTATATCTGATGCCATGTAGTTTTTAAAAGTAGCGTCGTCTTTTGTTACATACGCTTTACTAACTTTTCCAAATTTAGAAGGCATACTTAGAGTTCTAGCCAAATAATCCTCTTGAGTAACCGCTCTTAATTGACTTGGATATTCAGCCGAAATATTCAATCTTAATTGTTCTACTGTATCTCCATCGCCACCACCAACTGCCGGATTAGCATTATTGGTAGCTATAGTATTTTGATACGTTAATTTGTTTGCTAAATTACTTACGCTTGTCGCGATAGGAATTGTTAATTGATTCGACATCGCATTTGAAGCTGCTCCTCCTCCCACTAAATACTGCACTGTTAAGGTTACATTTTGTGGAGCCAATCCGTAGGTTTGTGTAGTTACGAAGTTTGTAGGATCGTAAGCAGTATTCAATAAAGTAAGACCGTTAGAGTTACCTATACTTACGTTATTTGGATTTGGAATGATTGCGGAATCTGCTTGAGAATTAATTCCTGAACCGAATTCAATTTGTAATGAGTTATCTGATTTGAATCTTGTTACAAATCTTCTTGGAACTTGTAATTTTTGAATCATGTAAGGAACTTGATTCGATTGTTGATACAAAGTAGGATAATTAGTTGCTGTATTTTGTACAGGATTTAGTATATAGTCTTGAGCTAAATAAGGAACTTCATACCAAGTGTAACCGTTACTATCCGTAATAGATAGTATATTAATGATATTAGAATCTTGTAAATTAATAGTAGCAAATCTTTGTCCAGTTCCAAAAGAAAAAGACTGATTCTTAACTTGACCAGAAATGGCTTGAGCTTTCTTTTGAATTAAATAGCTTTGAGGTACGTTACTTGCATTAATTGTATACACAGAAACATTAGTAGGATCTAAAGAAGACGAAGTATTAAAATCTACTTTGTTTGGGCAATAGAATACAATTGAATTATCTATGTTCGATTTTACTTGCATTCCTGAGGCCACAGTTAGTGCGTAAGACCAATCGGGAATTTGACTTCCAGAGACTGTTACTGCGGGAATTTGCATGTATACATCTAGATCTGTTATAGCTGCGCTTGTTACTTTTGGGCGATATCCCATCATGTAAGCAAGGGTGTATAAATTATTTTTTTGTTTTGCGTATTGTAAGAAAGTTTCTTGTAATTGGTTGTCCAAATAGAAAGATAAAACGTCACCAACATAAGAAGCCATTTCAATAAACATAGAACCAGGACTAGGCTGACTAAAGTCATTGTAAGCAGTTGGATAATACGATTTAGCATATTCAATCAAGTCAGATTTGAAGCTGGTAAAGTCTTTATTTAGATATTTTACGTCTATCTGATTAGGCATTTTTAAACGTTTTGTATTTGAATTGAAACAGCATCTGTCTCACTAGTGTTAATTAAGGTATAACTAAATTTTATCTTTATCGAATTTCTACCAGGATCTCCTGAAACTTCTATTTGGGCTACTTTTACATTTTGAAAATTAGCTTCTACTTGACTTATGATGGATTGCTTTAGCTCATCCAGTGTTGTCGAGGTAATTTGTTGAAACAGTCTCGATCTTAAACCTGCTCCAAAAGTAGGATTAAAAGGCCTCTCTCTTCTGTCAGTGAGTAAGAAGTTAATTAGGTTATACTTAGTTTGCTCCTTAGTTGTATACACAGATTGAAACGCCGTCTTTGCAGAAAAGGGTATTTTAACTCCTATTCCTGTAGAAGGTCTCAAATCAAGCGGTGATATTTGTCTTAATCCGTATGCCATTATATTTGTCCTTTAGCCAACATTT